GACCGGTATCGGCAAGTCTGAGGTCGTTCAAGAAATTTCTGATGAACTCGGTGGTTTCGTCATTGACTTGCGTATGGCGCAAATGGAGCCTACTGATATTCGAGGCATCCCTTACTTCAACAAAGATATCAACAAGATGGACTGGGCCGCACCCGTCGATCTGCCCGATGAAGAATTCGCAAAACAATACCCAGTGGTTGTTCTCTTCCTCGATGAAATGAACTCTGCACCCCCTGCTGTTCAAGCGGCTGGCTATCAACTTATTCTTAACCGTCGTGTAGGTAAGTACAAGTTGCCTAATAACGTTGTTATCGTTGCCGCAGGTAATCGTGACAGCGACAAGGGTGTTACGTATCGCATGCCGATGCCCCTCGCTAATCGTTTCTTGCACTTAGAAATGCGAGCCGACTTTACTGCATGGCAGAACTGGGCTGTTGACAAAGGCATTCACAAGGACGTGGTTGGTTACTTGTCTTTTGCTAAACAAGACTTGTACGAATTCGATTCTAAGTCTTCAAGCCGAGCATTCGCTACTCCCCGCTCTTGGGTGTTCGTGTCTGACCTGTTGAAAGATGAGGACGTTGACACTGATACGTTGTTCAACTTGGTTGCAGGTGCAGTTGGTGAAGGTCTTGCTGTTAAGTTTATGGCACACCGCAAAGTTGCAGGCCGTATGCCCGACCCAGCTGATATCTTGTCAGGTAAAGTCAAGGACTTGTCTGTTAAGGAAATCAGTGCTATGTATTCACTGACTGTTTCTATGTGCTATGAATTGCGTGATGCACTTGAAAGCAAGAAAGTGACTAACAAAGAATTCCATGACATGGCGAAGAACTTCTTCACATACATCATGGCTAACTTTGAAACTGAGTTGGTTGTTATGGGTGCTAAGATTGCACTTAAGACTTACAAACTCCCAATCGAGCCTAGCTTGCTTGGTGCTACGTTTGATGATTTCCACAAGAAGTACGGTAAGTACATCGTGGAGGCTGGTAACTGATTCAGTTACTGAGCTTTACAGGGTGAGTGTAGCAATATGCTCACCCTTTTTTATTAAGGATAGTTATGTCAGGTAAAAAGTATTTTTATGCATTGGGGCAAAGTGCCCGGGCACGAGGTTTAACAAAGGACCAAGGTATGGTTTTGTATCAAATTGAAGCAGGCGCAGCCTATGCACGAATCGCATTTGATGCAGGTTACCGAGGACTGTCACTATGAGTAACGAAGAAAAAAAGCCATTACAGGTTATGTTCGCACCGGGTTGTTTCGATGACTTTGATGGGACACAGGAAGAACTGGACGAAATGATTGCTGAGATTAATCGTCTAGCTGAAACCGGTGAGCTATTTGAACGATCACTTCCTGTTGATTTGGATGAACTCTCGGACGAAGAATTAGAAGAACTTGCTGGAAAGATGGGCATTGACCTCGATGACCTTGACGAAGTTGATCTTGACGAGGATGCAGTAAATCGTGCTACAAAACGGAATCTTCAATAATTTGACAACAAATCTATTATTTGCTATAATAGATACATAAACACTAAAGGATCAACATGAGCGAAGTTATCGGACAGCGCAAAGCTAAAAAGCACAATGACAAGTTTGATAAACTTGTAGGACCTACCGACCCAAAAATTGATGCACAAGCACGTGAACGATTGGTTACTGCACGTATCGGTTTGCTGTTGCGACATTCATTCTTCGGCAATCTTGCAACTCGCATGAGCCTCACAAATGCCGATGAATGGTGCTCTACTGCGGCAACTGACGGTCTCAAATTCTATTACAACAGCCGTTTCATTATGATGTTGCGCCCCAAAGAGGTTGAGTTTCTTGTGGCGCATGAGGTCCTTCACGTTGTTTACGATCACATGGGTCGCCGAGGCACACGTGATCCTCAACTGTTCAACATTGCAAACGACTATGCGGTCAATGCTGACTTGAAGCGCCACAAGGTTGGTGAGTTCATCAAGACTGTGCCTTGCTTGTACGAACAAAAGTATGACGGCAAATCGTCTGAGGAAATCTATGATGACCTCATGAAGAATGTTCAAAAGATTGATATCAACTCACTCATTGACCAAATGATTGACGATCACCTTGACGGTGACGGTGACGGCGATAGTGAAGCTGATGGTGACAAAGAAGGCAAAGGCAAAAGCAAGCGTCCGCAAATGTCAGGTGAAGAACGTGAACGTGCCCGTCAAGAAATCAAGCAAGCTATTCTAAATGCGGCTCAGTCTGCCGAAGCAGGCACATTGCCTAAAGGTGTTGAACGATTGATTCGTAGCGTTACTGACCCGGTCATGCCCTGGCGTGAACTGATTCAGACTAACTTGACCAGCGCAATTCGCACTGACTTCTCTTGGATGCGTCCCTCACGTAGAGGTTGGCACATGGATGCTATCATGCCCGGCATGACACCCGGTGAAGAAATCGATGTGGTTGTTGCTATTGACATGTCAGGCTCTATCTCTAATAAACAAGCACAAGCATTCTTGGGTGAGATCGGTGGCATGATGGATGCATTCGATGGCTACAAGGTTCATGTTTTCTGTTTTGATACCGAAATCTACAACCCTGCTGACTTCACTAGCGAGAACCTTGATTCAATTGATGGCTATGAGCCAGCAGGTGGCGGTGGTACTGACTTTGATGCTATCTTTGAATATCTCAAAGAAACAGGCAATGTGCCCAAGCGTCTGATCTGTTTCACTGATGGTTACCCTTGTGGTTCTTGGGGTGATCCTGACTACTGTGATACTACTTGGATCATTCATGGTGACCCTAATCCGAATCCCCCATTCGGTACTTACGCACTGTATGATGACAAGTAAAGCAGTAATTTACGAATCACCTGATGGAGGTAAAACAGTCTATGCTCGTAAAATGGGCGAGACTGAAAGACACCTTCATTGGGTTGACCCGGTGCACAAAAAAGAAGGAGAACTATCTGCTAGGTGGTTTAAATTAAAAGAAGCCGTGTTCATGGCAGACAGTGACCCTACCCTTAATGATGCAATAAGTAAGGTAGAAATGTTATATGTTCTCAAAAAAGAAAAACGATAAAAAATATTTAAAAATAGGCAAAGTATGAGTGAGCAAGAAACTCAACTAGAAATTACGCCAAACGTTTGGTTTATTGATAGGAGATTACCATTTAAGCCTCCTCATTTTGTTATGGCTAGTACTCCTGTAACAAAAGAATCTGCTAAATGGATAGTACATAATTTGGTAGGAAGATACACGTTTATTGCAAGTGTTTCTGTTGATAGTTTTTTTGAACCAATTGTTTTGCTTTCGTTTGAAGATCCTACCGAAGCATTATTGTATGAATTAAAGTGGTCTTAACATTTATTTTAGGTGTTAAAAAACTACTATTAAATAAGATTATTAAAAGGAGAAAAACTATGAGTTTTTTAAGACACGTAGGTAAACATGGCGACCGCAAAGTTGCAGTTATTTTTAGAGAAGTGCCGGGCGAGCCGCATATGTGCTTGGTAACATATACTGAGTTACTAAATCAGCACATTCACAATCCTATGATTAAATGCATAGAATCTGACATTGGGCAGAATAGTGAGAATTTGGCTGACGCATTAAATCGAACTTACACGACAGACGGCAATCCAATTTTACAAGTTTTGCACAGAGAAGGTCAATTGAAGAAAGTCAACACTGAGTTGGTAATCATGACCCCTGCGCCTAACACTAAGATCAAGTTGAATGAACTCAATAAGATTTTGAATGAAATGAAACAAGGCGAAGCCGCTGTAAAGCGTCTAGCCGAAATCGATAGTTCTAGAGGATTACAAGATCCTGCAGATGTTGCCCGAAGAATGCGTGGTAATCAAAACACACCGGCTGTACAAGCAGGTTCAAATGATGCATTGGGTGATAATGCAATAGCTACTAATTTACGCACTCAGGCAGAAAAAATGGCTGCTGAGGCTAGAGGGCTATTAGCTGAATCAGAACGCATGTTAAAAGAAGCATCAAATCTAGATGGATCTTTACAATCTTCTATAACTGCTCCTACTGAAAAACGTGGCCGAGGTCGTCCCGCAAAGGCGAAAGTAGTAGCGTAATAACTCATGTCACCTGAATTCATCGCAAAGTGGGAACACATCTTAGAAGATGTTGAGAAACAAAAAATACCTGTACAGTTTATCAAAAAGATAATCGTCAAGCTTGAAGGTAAACGACAGCAAACAATTAATATTGAAAAGTTTCTCAGTCAAGGTTTGGACCCTGAACAAATTGAGGATGCAGTTGGTAGAAAACTGCACGAGCTTGACGATCAAATTTCTAGTGTGGAATTTGTTCTCAATGTTCAAAACATTGCCGAAACGGTACAACCAGAGACAGATAGATTATTGAATAAACTATGAAACTGATAGTAGCATGTGATCCAAAAGGTGGAATAGGCTATGACAACAAATTGCCCTGGAGTAAAATCGAGGGCGATTTGCCAAGATTCAAAAATTTGACTCATGGGCAAGTCGTTGTTATGGGCCGAAACACTTGGGAGAGTTTACCTAAGAAACCACTGTTAGGACGATTGAACTTTGTAGTGACTAGCCAATCATTGTCATTACCTATAGGTGCTATTCAAGTGTCCAATCTTAATCATTTTAGTGAGTTCAAGAATGTATGGCTCATCGGTGGCGCACAACTGATTAACTCAGCATGGCACTTAGTAGATGAAATACATTTGACTAAAACATTAACCGAATACACTTGCGATACATTCATTGATTTGTTATACTTAGAAAATAATTATACATGTTGGTTTAATGAGAATCAAACAGACCACGTGTATCAAATTTGGAAAAGAAAATGAAACAATATCACGATTTACTACAAGATATTCTAGATAACGGAGAAATAAAAGATGATAGAACTGGTGTTGGCACCCATAGTGTTTTTGGCCGTAATCTTCGCTTTGATTTGCGCAGAGGTTTTCCCGCTATCACTACTAAAAAGCTTGCATGGAAAGCTTGTGTTGGTGAACTTCTTTGGTTCATTGAAGGCTCTAGTGATGAACGTAGACTGGCAGAACTCACCCATGGTACTGCCGAAGGCACGGTTACTATCTGGACACCGAATGCGCTTGCGCCGTATTGGAAACCAAAAGCGAAATTTGAAGGTGACTTGGGCCGGGTCTACGGCGTACAATGGCGTCACTGGAACAAAGACACGGTTGAAAAAGACATGGGTCTAGCGCACAAAGGCGGCACACGCCTGGCAGTAGACAGAACAGAAGTTGATCAATTGACAAATCTCATCGAAGGACTGAAACAAGATCCTAATGGGCGCAGACACATTTTAAGTGCCTGGAACGTGAGTGAGCTAGACCAAATGGCATTGCCCCCTTGTCACGTTATGAGTCAATTCTATGTCAACAAAGACAAAGAACTTAGTTGTCATATGTACCAACGTAGTGTTGATGTGTTCTTAGGTCTTCCTTTTAACATTGCTAGTTATGCGTTACTCACTCATTTGATTGCACATCATTGTGGATTGAAAGTAGGTGAGTTGATTATCAGTACAGGTGATACTCACATCTATAAGGATCACGTTGAACAAGTCAAAGAACAACTACCACGTGAAACATATCCATTGCCAACATTGATGTTAAATGCTTCAAAGACAAACATCTTTGAGATGACAATGGCAGATATACATTTAGAGAACTATCAAAGTCATGGCCCTATCAAAGCAACAATGGCAGTTTAAAGACGAGTTCACTCGACCCAAATATCAGGTACGACTATCTGATAGTGGTGAAGAGATGGTATCCATCACTCATGTAGTTCACACTATTAAAATAAGTGATGTTGAAGATCCTGATTTGTTGGTAGCACAACCTATATATGAGTGGCAACAAACAGAAGCAGGTAAATGGATTATGGAAAATTCTTTACCTGCACCCAGTTGGCATCGTAATCTTGACATATACAGTTACGGTTATACATATCAGATTAGAGCATATCTAACACCTAAACAATTAACATTTTGGAAGTTGAAATACGAATGAAAATATTAGTAACAGGCGGCATGGGATTGATAGGACATCATGTCGTATCTAAATTAGAGAAACTAGGGCATGATGTTGTTATAGTTGACACTCAAACAAATTATGGAATCATTCCACAAGAAGAAGTCAACTATCTCGTGTCTGAACGAAAAAAGAAAATAAAGACATATCAAAATTTTAAGTTTGATATTTGTAGTGCTGGAAACATTGAATGGTTGTTTGCGGCAAATAAATTTGATATCGTCATTCACATGGCTAGCTTCCCTAGACAGAAAGTGGTCAATGCAAACCCACAATTGGGTAGTCGTGTCATGAGTGAAGGTCTACTCAACCTATGTGAAATGAGTAAAAAGAATAACGTAAAGAAATTTGTATACATTAGTTCAAGTATGGTCTATGGCGACTTTACCGACGATGTGACAGAAGATTATAATTGTAAGCCACAAGGACAATATGGAATACTCAAGCTCACCGGGGAACACCTGGTTAAAGATTACACTCGCAGAGGCTGTTTTAATCATACTATTATTCGGCCAAGTGCTGTATACGGCCCGCTTGATGTGGAAGATAGAGTTATTGCAAAGTTCATGCTCACAGCAATGCGCGGAGCTACTCTTAAGGTTAATGGAGCAGGAGAAACTCTCGACTTCACCTACGTTGAAGATGCCGCCGAAGGAATCGTTTCCGCGAGTTTAAGTTCTAATACCGACAATAAAACATACAACATTACCAAGAGCCATAGTAGAAGTCTGCTTGATGCGGCACAACTAGCTGTGAAGATTGTCGGTAAAGGTAATATAGAAGTGCGTGATAAAGACGCTGACTTCCCGAGTCGTGGTTCACTCAACATTGATGCGGCTCGTAAAGATTTTGGCTACGATCCTAAAGTAGATGTGGAAGAAGGTTTTCAGAAATACTATGAGTGGCTTAGTACATCAAGTTACTGGCAGAATAGGATATAAAATGAATGAATTAGAAACTGCATTAAAAACACATGATTGGACTTTAGATGGATATAAATCCAGAGTCAACATAGACAAGTTAATGAAGGAAAACACTGAACAATCAACAGTGTTATGGGAACAATATTGCCCATGGTCTATTAGTAACGGTGGTTATATAAAATGGGCAAAAAATGAACATTCCTCATTTCGGTCTAGCAAGACAATATAAAAATATTGGTGAGGAGTTGCTTGACGCAACTCACCGTGCCCTTAAAGACGGACAACTTATGTCCAGTCATTATACTCGTTCGTTTGAAGAATGGTTGAAGCACAAAACTAATACCAAATATGCTATCACTGTTCATAGCGGCACACAAGCACTTGAAATAATTGCACGTTGGAAAAAGATTAAGCATAATGAAACTATGGATGGCAATCCAAAAGTTCGTATACCTAATTTAACCTACCCTGCAACATTAAATGCATTCTTAACTGCTGGATGGGATGTTGACATTGTTGATACTGACAAGAATGGAATCATAGATCATAATCTTAGAGTGGGTGGCGTATATGATTGTGTTATGGGGTTTGCAGGCCGCAGGCCTTGGTCAGATGTAAGATATGAAGATAGTTATGGTGTTATAGTTGACGGAGCACAACACTGGTTAGAAGCCGGTGGAAATGTTGGTAGTGGCATGGCAATTAGTTTCGACCCTACTAAGAATCTGAACAGTAGTGGTAATGGCGGTGCTATTGTAACCAACGATGAAAAGCTATATCTATATGCATCAAGCTACAGAGATAATTGTAAGCCATACTTTCATGATGTTGGAACTAATTCACGGATGAGTGAGTTAGATTGCGCTCATCTTTTAGTTAGAGTAAAATATATAGATGAATGGCAAAATAGAAGAAAAGAGATTGCTAAATTTTGGTGCCAAGCTTTTAAGGATTTACCGCTAACATGTCTTAGTGATACGAAAGATCCTCACGCACATCAAAAATTTGTAATGTATTTGCCGGATCGCAATTCACTTTTTACAAATCTAATGCTGAATGGAATTGACTGTAAAAGACATTATGAATATGTGTTAGGGGAGCTACCTACTGCAGCCAAACTTAATAAGCCAGATTTACTAAGCACTAGCGTTATGCTTAGTAGAGGAGTTATTAGTTTACCTATGTATCCTGAATTGACAGATTTAGAAATTGAGTTCATTGCTGACTCAGTATTGGAATATTTTTCTTAAGCGCCGGCGATCTTTTTGATTCCATAATATCAGTGCCGCAGGTACAAGTGTGGTACGGACATTTAGTAGAATCAGTAACTGGTATAAAATCATCATAGATAGTGTACATTGTATTGCCTACTTGACAAATAGATTTATACACCCTATCACTATATATAACGATTCTATCTTTGCCTATGTCACAGTCCCAAAACAAAAATCTATTCTGACCTCTAACAAGTAATTCTTGAGGGTCATGTATATCTTCAACAGTGCCATCGTAGTAGGTTGTTTGTATGTATATGTTATATTCTTGGTCATACCCTCCTTTTTTACTATCTGCTATTTTACCAGAGACAACTCTGTTAGTCAAAAAAATATCATTCTGTTCCTTAGTATATTTTTTTAAGGATGAGCTATGTATCTTTTTTAGATGACAATCTATGCCCACTCTATCGCTAATATATTTTAAGCTTTCTATAGTTTCATCAAAGTCGATATCAGTACACGTAAAAAATACCAATCCTTGTGTATCCGTTAAGTGGATACTATTAATCGCATCTACGAAATCATCAATCTTTTTTACCTGGGACTGATGATAAGTAAACATTATAAAATCTATCATAGGTATCGCAGTAAATTCTTTCCACCATCTTAATGACCTACTAGCATTAGTGAACATTCTTATCTGATGGTTGACGTTCTTTGATTTAATATAACTGAACAATTCATATAACTTTGGATAAAGTGTGGGTTCGCCACCGGTAAAAGTAAACTGAATTCGTTCCTGATTAAACAGATTACACAGCTTGTCTACCGCTTGTTTATTGATTTCAATATCTAAGTACTTTTCATCCCCTCGTTTTGATTCGTCTGGACAATAGGGACAGTCGTAATTACAAACATTACTCAGTCTCCATTCTACTTTTTTAAACGGATTTGGGGTTGTTTTTTCCAACTGTATAATAGGCTTTTTCATAAAAATATTTATCGGGCTAAATAGTTGATGTGGATAATTAATTTTTTACCTGAGTGGATAATACATACCATTTTTAGTTTGGGAGTTCTTGGAACCATTGCTGGTTTTGTTCTGGGCTTCATCCCAATGATTAGGACCTACAAGATTCCTATTCAAATAATAAGCATTCTTTTGCTTGTTTTGGGGGTTTATTTAGAGGGCGGATTAGCAGACAACAAAGAATGGCAATTAAAAGTCAAAGAAATGGAAGCTAAGATAGCAAAAGCTGAAACTCAATCTAGCGAAAAAAATATAGAAATACAAGAGAAAATCGTAGAAACTACCAAAGTAGTACGTGAAAAGGGCAAAGACATTATCAAGTACATTGATAGATGGAACACCAAAGAAGTGATTAAAGAAGTAGAAGGCCCTGAAAGAATCAAGAGAGAAGAAGTCATAAAGTACATTGAAAACTGTCCTGTTCCTAAAGAGTTCATAGACTTGCACAATCAAGCCGCTGAATTGAACAAGGGTGAAAAGAAATGAAATATCTATTAATTTTATTACTACTTGTCGCCGGGTGCTCTACTACAGTTCCTGTTACACAAAAGTTCCCTAATGCTACTCCTGAACTAATGAAGAAATGCGAATCATTAAAGAAGATAGAAGGGGATAAAGTAGCAATAACTGACATGCTAAAAGTCGTGGTTCATAACTACAGTCTATATTATGAATGCTCAACTAAAGTAGATGGTTGGCAAGAATGGTACACCGCACAAAAGAAAATATATGATGAAAGCGCAAAATAATAGCATATTATTAGCGTGTTTGTTATTGGTTGGGTGTGCATCTACAAATGACTATCAAATCTACGTAGATACACAGAAAACATTAAACAAAGACTACACTATGGCCGAACTTGCAAGAATCTCAGCATTAACAGAAATTGTCAAGGAAACTCAGGACGTAAGTGTTAGAATACAAGCAATTAGAGCACTACAAGAAATACAACGTAGTAAGCGCCCATTAAATATTGAGAGACCCAAGACTTGGTTAGAGAGATAAATACAAAATAGTATTCAGGAATAACCATGGCACAAGAAATAATCAATATAGGCGCACTACCTAACGACGGCGAAGGTGATCCGTTACGTGTAGCCTTTCAAAAAGTTAACAATAATTTTGCTAACCTTTTCGCAACAACATTCAATATTGCAGAATCAGTTACAGTCGGCCTTACACCTGACCAAGTGATTTTAGAACATCCAGCTAATGTGTTTACGCAAGGTATGATACAAATACGCAGTTACGACCCTGGTACAATTGATATGCAAAACGTAGTATTGTCATCGGCAATTACCAATAACTTAGGTGGTGTAAGATTTTCAGGGTACGGTACATCACGTGAGGGTAACGCATTATGTAGTTACAATATGGATGTATCAGCCGGCAATGTTAGAGTACTAGTAAACCCTGTTGCCAATACTACTATCTATCATTACATATCATATCAAATAACCAGTGCTGATTTAGTAAATGGTCCTATGATAGCACTTGATGGGTTTTCAGCAGGTTCAGTAATGAGTACACAAGATGAAATCGCCATCACAACAGAAGGATCGGAATGAGAGCTAGGGAGTTCATAGCAGAACAAAAACTTAGTGATGTTCATGACGGTTTAGACGTAGCATCTAAGTCTCTCCCCAACACGTATGTTATTCCAGAGTTACAGAACAATGACTTCTATGATTTATATCGTTTTGGTGTAGCAATTGCCGCAGTAAGAGGCGAAAGCGGTACTGACGATGT